GCCGAAGCATTAGCAGAAGTGAAATCCGTTGGGGTAGAGACCAGCGACGAGCCACGGGTAGCTCTTAAAATACCTGAACCGAAGGGTTATAAAATTCTTGTTGCCATGCCGCAAGCAGACGCAAAAACAAAAGGCGGCATACTCAAAACGCAATCTACACGCGAAGTAGAGGAAGTTGGCTCTATCGTAGGTACTGTGGTTGCTCTAGGGCCGGATGCTTATGCTGATAAGTCTCGGTTCCCAAGTGGGCCTTACTGCAAGGTAGAAGATTGTATTTTGATGAGATCGTACTCTGGCACTAGATTTAAGGTGCAGAAGGGCGATGTATGGCAAGAGTTTCGTTTAATCAACGACGACAGCGTAGAAGCCGTTGTCGAAGACCCAAGGTGGATACGAAAAGTATGAGTGAGACAGAGCAAGAAACAACGTCTATGTCTACTGAAGACAAGTTCTTTGGTGTTAAGACGCAACACAGCAAGACAATTGCTGCACCCGACTCATCTGAAGAAACTGGCTTGGAGTTGGAGATCATCGACGATACTCCTCCCGAAGAAAAGAAGCCTGCGAAAGAAGCTGATGACAGCGACGAGTCCACAAACTATAGCGATGACTTATCAGATGAGGAGTTGAGTAGTTATAGTAAGGGCGTACAAAAGCGAATTAACCAGTTAGTCGCAAAAAACAAAGAAAAAGACCGTAGGGTTGGCGAGGCGCAACGTCTGAAAGACGAGGCTGTCCGAGTTGCCCAGTTGCAGCAGAAGAAGATTCAAGAGTACGAACAACTTCTCGCAAAAGGTCAGGGCGCTCTTATAAAGAGCAACAGAGGCAAGGCGGAAGCCGACCTCAGCAAAGCCGAAAGTGAGCTTAGGAAAGCGCACGAAGAGGGTGATGCTGACAAGTTGGTAGAAAGTCAGAAGCTTCTAAGTCAGGCCCAGCAGAAAATTTACGAGATGGAGCAGCGTGAAACGCAGCTAAAGAGAAGTATTCAGGCGCAGAAAGCGCGTCATGAGGCTGAATCTCAAAAGGCGGCGCAACCGCAACCTCCGAAAATATCTCCAGAAGATCAACAACGCATGGATAACTGGATGGCTGATAACCCTTGGTTTCAACCAAACCCTCAAGCCAATGCCATGCAGAAGGAAATGACAGCAGTTGGACTTGCCATTCACGATATATTAGGCGGCGAAGGTATTACTGCTGAACGCGATCCCGACAGGTATTACTCTGAAGTGGATCGTAGAATGCGTCAGCGTTTTCCTGATTACTTTAACCAAGGTCAGGAAGAGCAGGAGGAACGTGGCACTCCGCAGCGTCAGCGCAGCAACACCGCCGTGGTAGCTCCAAGTACCAACCGGAACAACGGAGCAAAGACACGCAAAATACAGCTTACGAAATCTCAACATGCCCTCGCAAGGACGTTGGGAATTACACCTGAACAATATGCTGCACAGCTTATGCAGCAGGGAGCAGGACAATGAACGACGAGTTCAATCGCGCACCTCGTGACAACGAATCACGGGAACAGGAAATGAGACCTACCGACACATGGAGGCCAGCGTCATCATTACCTGTGCCTAACAAGAGAGATGGAATATCCCACCGCTGGATCAGGACATCTATGCTTGGACAGGCAGACAATACAAACGTGTCTCAGAAAATGAGGGAAGGTTGGGTGCCAGTGAAGGCATCTGATTATCCTGAGATAGATCACATGCCTGATGTTGGCAGTCGTTATCCTGAGAATATTGAATACGGTGGTTTGTTGTTGTGCGCTATACCCAGTGAGCAATTAGATCAGCGTAATAAGTATTACAACGAAATGGCTGTTAATCAGATGAATGCTGTCGATAACTCTTTTCTGTCAGACCAAGACCCTCGCATGGCTAAGTTCCAAGAGAACTCATCGAGGACAACTTTTGGCAGAAGATAACCCGTAAGGGATTGTCTTCTTTTTAGAGGACTTTGATATGGCTGCTTCAGCAACCCCTATGGGAGCAGAACCAGTTGGCGGATTATCCGCTTGCGGTTCTTTCTCCGGTAAAGTTCGTCACATGAAAATTGCAAACGCCTATGGCACTGCAATCTTCTACGGCGATTTCGTTAAGCTTGTAAGTAGTGGCACTGTCGAAAAAGACACCGGCACCGCTACTGCTACTCCGGTTGGTATCTTTATGGGATGTTTTTACACAGACCCAAGCACCAACCAGCCCACGTTTAACCAAACCTATCCTGCCTCAACAGCAGCAGATGACATCGTGGCTTATGTCCTTGATGACCCTGACTGCGTGTTTAAGATGCAGGCTGATGGTTCTTTAGCTCAGACTGCACTTGGCAATAACATTGGCATCGTGCAGACTGCTGGTTCCACCACAATTGGTCGCAGCAAGAACGCTGCTGACGCAAGCACTGCGGCAACTACAAACACTCTGCCTTTGCGCATTATTGAGTTTGTTGACGGCCCAGACAGCGCGGTGGGTGACGCTTTCACTGATATATTGCTGACTTACAACTCAGGCATGCATCAGTATCGTAACGCCACTGGCATTTAAGGCTAAGGAGGTTTAGCACATGGCTATTTCAAGAGCGCAAATGCTCAAAGAGCTACTTCCGGGTCTTAACGCCCTGTTTGGCTTAGAGTACGCAAAGTATGAAGATGAACATACGATGATTTATGAAACTGAAGCATCGGATCGTTCATTTGAGGAAGAGGTTAAATTGAGTGGTTTTGGCGCTGCTCCTGTTAAGCCTGAAGGCTCTGCAATCAACTATGATTCAGCGCAAGAGGCTTTCACAGCGCGTTACACTCACGAAACCGTTGCACAGGGTTTTGCTATTACTGAGGAAGCAATGGAGGATAACCTCTATGCATCGTTGTCTCAGCGATACACCAAAGCTCTGGCACGAGCAATGGCTTACACCAAGCAGGTCAAATCTGCTGCTCCTCTGAACAATGGTTTTACCAATGCCTTTCAATCTGGCGATGGTGTAAACCTGTTCACTGCGGTTGGCGATGGCGTAACTGGCGGTGACGGTCACCCTCTTGTAAACGGTGGTAAAAACTCAAACCGTCCTGCTACAGCAGCAGACTTGAACGAAACTTCATTGGAAGATGCGATCATCCAGATTGCAGGCTACACCGATGAACGTGGACTTCTGATCGCTGCTCGACCTCGACGTTTGATCGTTCCACCCAACCTGATGTTTGTTGCAACCAGAATCCTTGATTCTGAGCTTCGAGTCAGCACTGCTGATAACGACATCAATGCTATTAGGAACAACGGTTCGATTCCTGAAGGCTACAGCGTCAATCACTATTTGACTGACACCAACGCTTTCTACATCATTACCGATGTGCCAAATGGCATGAAGCACTTCGAGCGTACTGCGCTTGAGACTTCAATGGACGGTGACTTCGATACTGGTAACGTGCGCTACAAGGCGCGTGAGCGTTACTCATTCGGCGTATCCGACCCACTGGGAATCTACGGTTCTCCCGGTTCTTCGTAAGAAGATAAAGACTCTGCCAGACCTTAGACCTCGCACCTTGGTCTGGCAGGGTCTCTTTTAATATCCTGACAGTCGCATCCCGTGACTGACCCTAGCCACGACAGGAGACCAACATGGCTACTACTACTTTTTCTGGCCCGATTAAGGCCGGAACGATCAAGGACACCACTGGCACAACTGTAGGCACAGACATCAAAAATGTCGGGTCTGTTGTTATGGCACAATCAATCGTTGTTGATATCACTGGCGCAAGTCACCTCAACCAGCGATGCGCCATTGTTCCTGCCAATTCTCAAATTATCGACGTTATCCTCAATGTAACTACAGCTAACGATGACTCAGGTGCAGCAACTGTTTCTGTCGGAACCTCCGCAGATGCAGACGCTTTCCTAAGCTCAGTCAATGTTAAAGCTGTGGGAACCACTCGTGGAACTCTTGACACAGAGGCCACTGACGTTGGCACTACAGACCTTGAGGTACTTGCTGACTTTACAGGAGCAAGCGGAGACGGCACTGGCGCGGGAACTGTTACTGTTCTCTACATACAGAACAATAACTTGTCATAAGCAGATAATCGGGGGCCGGTGGCCCCCTTTTCGTTGGAGGCCGATATGGCAGATGCTGTCTCAACACAGACTATAGATGACGGGCCAAGAAACCTCGTCATGAAGTTCACCAATAGAAGTGATGGTACTGGTGAAACAAACGTCAATAAAATCGATGTGTCTTCTTTAAGTAAACGACCTACAGATGATGCTGTTTGCACGAGCATTACTATTAGCAGCATCCAGTTCGCAACAAGCGGAATGTCTGTGGACATATTCCTCGACGCTACAACCAATCAGTTGTTGACCACGCTGCCAGCAGATTATGCTGACACTTTGGATTTTAGCGCCTATACCGGACTACCTAATAATGCAGGTTCTGGAAAGACTGGAGACATTCTTTTTAGCACTCGTGGTCACACAAACCTAGACACATACATGGTTGTTATTACTGGTGTAAAAAACTATGGCTAAATTAGAAGTTTTTCAAAACGGAAATTTTAACAACGGCGACCCTGTATTTCAGATCGGCAGGAAGAACTCAGACGGCGGCTACGATGTTGAAGTCTTTGATCTGATGACCAAGAAAGAAGCTGACGCAAAACTAAAATCTTTGTCCGGTTCTTCTAAGAAGACGGTAGAGGTTGTCGAGGAGGTTGAAGAAACTTCCAAAGCTGACCTTGGTAAGATGACCAAGCTTGAGCTAGAGGCTTTTGCTCGTGAGTTCGGTGTCGAACTGGACAGAAGAGAAAAGAAAGAAACTCTGGTTAAGCAGGCATACAAGGCTCAGTTCGATGGCTAGAAATTATCGGTCTGAATACGATAATTACCATTCTACAGAAAGACAGAAGAAAGACCGTGCTGCCCGCAATACCGCCAGAAACAGGATGATTGCAAAGGGTAAGGTTAAAAAGGGCGATGGGATGGATGTCCACCACAGGGATGGGAATCCAAGGAACAACGACCCTTCTAACCTGAAAGCCGTGCCAAAACGCCTGAACAGAATGGTAAACAAGTTTGAAGGTGGAAGGCTGCGCGGTGTAGGAAGGGCTGTGCAGGGCGTAAGACCTCACAGAGATACCTAGCATGGCAGAAAAAAAGAAATCCAAAAAAGACCCCCGTTTAGCCAAAGCGGGGGTCAGTGGTTATAACAAGCCAAAAAGAACACCCAATCACCCCAAGAAGTCTCATATTGTTGTGGCAAAAGAGGGTGACAAGGTAAAGACTATTAGATTTGGTCAGCAGGGCGTAAAGACAAACCAGACAGTAGGACAGCGAAAAGCGTTCAAGTCCCGACACGGCAAGAACATCAAAAAGGGCAAAATGAGCGCAGCATATTGGGCTGACAAAGTGAAGTGGAGTCCAAGCAAGACCAAGTCCAGTTCTAAGAAGTGGAAGAAAGGTTCGTGACAATATCCAGAAGCCAGATGAGCAAACAACTCAAGGGTGACAAGATGTCTAAACGCGACGATAAAGTTGGCTATGTAATGAAGGAGTTCAAGGACGGCAAGTTGAAGTCCAGTTCTGGAGACAAGGTAACTAATCGCAATCAGGCAATGGCAATCGCGCTCAGCGAGGCCGGAGTCAAAAAGGGCATGTTTACCGGAGGTAGGCTTGGGGACGGGAGAGCCATACAAGGTCTTACTAAAGGCAGGAACGTCTAATGGCTACAAGTGGAACAACATCTTTTAACCTAGACTTAGGCGACATCTTTGAAGAAGCCTATGAAAGATGCGGTCTTGAGCTACGCTCTGGTTATGACTACAGAACAGCCAGAAGAAGCCTCAACCTGCTTATGCTGGACTGGCAGAATCGTGGCCTCAATCTTTGGACGGTAAAGAACGCAAGCCAAACCCTTACTGCTGGCACCGGGAGTTATACCCTTACTCCTGAGAAGTTAGACATAGTAGAGGGTGTTTTGAGAACCGATGCGGGAGACATAAACAGCCAGACTGACCTTACTATGCAAAGGCTGTCCGTTTCTCAGTATTCGCATCTTACAAACAAGCTTTTGCAAGGCAGACCGATACAGTATTTCGTCGAAAGAACGCCTACAGGAATTTCTATAAATGTCTGGCCAGTACCTGATGCGGCAGAGACGTACACGTTTAATTACTACTATATGGAGCGAATTGAGGACGTGGGAAGCCCTGCGTCTCTGAACATGGACGTTCCTTCTAGGTTTTTGCCCTGCTTGGTTGCGGGGCTTGCTTACATGATTGCTGTGAAGAGAGACGAGGCTGCACCAAGGCTGCCTTTTCTAAAAGAAAACTATGAAGAGCAGTGGACTATGGCGGCAGACTCAGCCAGAGAGAAGGCTTCTCTTTATGTTGTTCCGGGCGGATATCAATACTTATGAGTAGTTATGCAAGCGGCAAACATGCTTTTGGCTTTTGTGATCGGACTGGGTTCCGTTACAAGCTGGGAGATTTAGTGCCTCAGATAGAGGCAGGAAGACCTAATGGACTGCTTGTCGGAAAGGATGTTCTCGACAAAGACAATCCCCAGTGGAAGCTTGGGCTGCTCAATATGTCTGACCCTCAAGCCTTGCGCGATCCCAGACCAAACGGCGGCTTTCCTCAAAGCAGAGAGCTTTCTGCGTTTGACCCCGTTGGGGGCGGAAACACAGCGTTGGGCAGTCGTACTGTTGGTCTTGACATGTCAGGACATGTGGGAAGAGTTACGATAGAAATCACATAGGATTAATTATGGCTGCTAAGAAATCCTCAAAGAAAAAGTCTACCGCTAAGAAGCCTAAATCTCGTGTAAACGAGGCGGGTAACTACACCAAGCCTACTATGCGGAAGAACCTTTTTAACAAAATTAAGGCAGGGTCAAAGGGCGGCAAGCCGGGACAATGGTCGGCCAGAAAAGCGCAATTGCTTGCATCAGAATATAAAAAGAAGGGCGGAGGCTATAAGAGCTAATGGCCCTGAAGAAGTCGCAGCAGTCTCTAAAAAACTGGACTAAGCAGAAGTGGAGAACAAAGTCCGGTAAGCCGAGCGGGAAGACCGGAGAACGGTATTTGCCTGAAAAGGCAATCAAGTCCCTCAGCGCCAAAGAGTACGCGGCAACAACTAGAAAGAAGAGAAAGGACACGAAGGCTGGAAAGCAGTTCTCCTCCCAGCCTAAAAAGGTCGCCAAGAAAACGAAGAGATTCAGATAATGGCATTTACGTTTACTACCCTGAAGACTGCGATACAGGATTATCTGGAAACTAGCGAAACCACTTTTGTTAGCAATCTGCCTCTGATTATTACTCAGGCAGAGCAGAGGATTCTGAGGGGTGTTCAGATTCCTGATCTCAGAAGAAATCAGACAGGAACGCTGACTCAGGGTAACGCTTATCTGACAATGCCAGATAACTTTCTGGCCCCATACTCTCTGTCAATAAACAACAGCGGCTCTGAGTTTCTCATATTCAAAGACGTTAATTTTGTCCGAGAGGCATATCCAGTAGAGGCTACACAGGGTGTTCCAAAGTATTACGGGATATTCGATGACACAAGGTTCATTATTGGCCCGACTCCAGACGACAACTATGCGGTAGAAATACACTACATGTTTGAGCCTGAATCGATCACTACATCGTCTGACGGAACTAGCTGGCTTGGCTCTAATGCCGAGAATGCGCTTTTGTATAGCTGTCTTGTCGAAGGGTATACCTTCCTGAAAGGTGATGGGCCTACTATGGAGTTCTATCTTTCCAAATATGAAGACGCAGTTTTAAGGCTGAAGTCTCTTGGAGAAGGGTATGACACAACTGATAACTACAGGTCTGGTGTCGTTAGAAGTCTGAGGGTTTAATGTTTACTGTTGATATACAGTCTAATATAGGTCAGGTAGGTGTACAGACAACCCAGAACAGGGGTTTTACACCGGAGGAAATGGCTGCTGATTGCGCGAGCAGAATCATCTCAATATCCTCTACTGCTGATCCTGTCCTGCGTCAGCAAGCAGAAGCTTTCAAAGAGGGCATAGAAAAAATTGTTCTGTATTACATGCAGCAGGCTGCGAAAAGCGAAAGAACAACGATATATAATCTGCTATTAAATGCTGGAGAAAGTTCTCTGGCCGAAAAAATAAGGAGGCTTTGATGGCTTTTTCAGGCAATTACATGTGTACCAGCTTCAAGAAAGAGTTGCTGACTGGAACGCATAATTTCACTAATAGCTCTGGCAATACGTTCAAGCTTGCCCTGTATACAAACAGCGCCAGCTTTGATGCGTCTACCACTGCTTATACGACCAGTAACGAGATATCTGGCACTGGCTACAGTGCTGGTGGTGGCACTCTGACGAACGTCACTCCAACTACTGGAGGCACAACTGCATTCACAGACTTTGCTGACTTGATATTTACCACTGCAACTATTACCGCCAGAGGCGCTTTGATCTACAACGATTCTGCTGGTGGTGACCCAAGTGTAGTTGTGCTGGATTTTGGTGGAGATAAAACATCTACTGCTGGTGACTTCAAGATTGTAATGCCAACCGCTGATCAAAATAATGCGTTGATTAGGATTGCGTAATGTCTGGGGTCGGTTGGGGTCGCGCCGCATGGGGTGACGGAAGTTGGGGTGAGGACACCAACCAGAACATTTTACTAGGCGGCTGGGGTCGCTATGGCTGGGGCGAAGGCCCGTGGGGCCAGTCTTTAGGTTTAACCGCTACAGGGGAAGTTGGAACTGTAGCAGCGGGAATTGTTGCTGGTGCTGTAGTTGATGTCACCGGAGTATCTGCCACAGGCGTTGTAGGAACTGCGCAGGTATTAGCCCCCGGACAAGTTGCGGTAAGCAGTCTTGTCGGAACTGCGTCTGTTGGTAGCGTTGAGGTTCATCACAACGCACAAGCTTCTGCTACTGGCTTGTCAGCTACAGGAGAGGTCGGTACCGCAGGAGTTGTAGAGCAGACTGGGGTCTTCCTGACAGGACTGGAGGCGACCTCTGCTCTTGGCGATGGATACACGGTACAGGCTCCGGCAAACGTCTCTGTAACCGGCCTAGAAGCAACGTCTGCTTTGGGCGCTGTTACGATAGAGTTGGTGCTTGAAGTTCCTGTGACGGGTGTTGCGGGGACATCTGCTGTAGGCTCAGTAACCGTGAACGCTTCTGCGCTGATAAATGCCGAAGGGCTATCGGCGACTGGAGGAGTAGGAAGAGTGCTTATATGGCAGGATATTAATCCTTCTCAGAATCCAAACTGGGTTAATCTTCTTCCAGCACAAACGCCAAACTGGACGAATATACCCTAAAGATTTGAGGTAAAGAAATGGCAACTTATGTAAACAATCTACGCCTGAAAGAGATCACCACTGGTGATGAAAGCGGAACGTGGGGAACTTCTACTAACACCAATCTTGAGCTTATCGGTGAGGCGCTGGGTTACAACACTCAAGCCGCGTTTGGCTCAGACGCTGATGCAACGACAACAGTAGCTGATGGCGCGACTGATCCGGCTCGTGCGTTGTATTTCAAAGTTACTTCTGGTGCCACCCTCACGGCGACTAGAACGCTGACTATTGGGCCAAACACTGTCTCTCGTGTGATGTTTATAGAGAACGCCACTACCGGAAGCCAGTCAATCAATATCTCGCAAGGCTCAGGCGCTAACGTAACGATAGCCTCTGGAGCGGCCAAGATTGTTTATCTTGATGGTGCTGGTTCTGGCGCGGCAGTTGTGGATGCGTTAGGTCAGGTCGATGTTGGAGATGGTACGGTCACCAGCGTAAGCGGCACAGGCACTGTCAACGGTATAAGCCTGTCAGGCACAGTAACAAGCTCAGGCAATATTACTTTGGGCGGTGCGCTTACTGGTGTGGACTTAACCTCTCAAGTGACAGGCACTTTGCCTATCGCTAACGGTGGTACAGGGCTTACTAGCCTTGGTACTGCGGGACAGGCGCTAGTTGTAAACTCTGGGGCGAGCGCCTTGGAGTATGGTTCAGCAGGCATATCAACAGGTAAAGCCATTGCTATGGCTATTGTTTTCGGATAGGAGATAAAAAATGGCAGCACCAAATATAGTTGATGTCAGCACTATTACTGGCAAGACGGCGTATGTGGCAGTTGGCACAAGTGAAACTCAACTGGTTTCTAACGCAGCCTCGTCTAACAAAGTGTTCAAGATCAACATGATCCAGATTACCAACGTAGACGGCACAAGCGCAGCAGACATTACTGTTGAGCTTTACCCTGCGGCTACTAACTCAGGTACATCTCGTCATCTGGCAAGCACAATCTCTGTGCCAGCAGATAGCTCGATCATCATTATTGATAAAAGCACTTCTTTGTACCTTGAAGAAGACCGCTCTATCTATGTCACAGCCAGTGCAGCGAGTGACTTGGAAGCGGTAGTGAGCTACGAAGAAATCAGCTAAGAGGGCTGACAGATGTCCAATCGTTGGAAGGCTGGCTTTGTACAGTATTTCTTTGACCCTTTAACGCAAGGGCCAGCGTTAGATTTTGGCGCGATTTATTCTTTTGGAGCCGGAGATCAAGGGGTATTAGGTCATAACGCTAGAGATGACATTTCGTCTCCCACCCAAATAGGCTCAAGTCTGTGGACAGAACACGCTGTGGGACACCAAAACTCTATTGCTGTAACGAGCAGTAACGAACTGTTTACTTGGGGTAGCGGAGCCAATGGTCGTCTAGGACACGGTGATCTTTTTACTCGCTCTTCTCCGACTCAAGTAGGTTCTCTTACTAACTGGTCGAAAGTTGCTGCAAATCTTGAGTCTTGTTACGCAATTAAAACAGACGGCACCTTGTGGTCTTGGGGAGGCAATTCTGCTGGCTCTCTAGGGCAAAATGATCGCACCCAGAGAAACTCTCCTGTTCAAATAGGGTCAGATACCAACTGGTCTTCACTTTCTGCGGGTGGCTACTTTTGTTTAGCAATTAAAACAGACGGCACACTGTGGTCTTGGGGGCAAGGAACCAAAGGGCAGTTGGGGTATGGTGACTCCGGCGGTGGAGCAATAACAGCGTTTTATAGATCGTCTCCGGCGCAGGTGGGAGCCTTAACTACTTGGTTTTTGGCTGCCGCTCAGACTAATTATCATTCCTTAGCTACTACCACTGACAATAAGTTATATGCTTGGGGGCGTAATAACTACGGCCAAATAGGTGACAACAGCAGGGTTGACAGGTCATCTCCTGTTCAGATTGGTTCTTTAACTAATTGGAAGACACCCGGAGGAGCAAAAGGTGGTATTTCTGGTTGTGTTAAAACTGACGGAACTTTATTTACTTGGGGATTTGGTAACAGAGGCGCTACAGGACATAACGATAGAAATAATCGGTCATCTCCCACTCAAGTTGGAACATTGAATACTTGGTTGACCATACCAAGAGGAAGTGGCGGATATTATTTTATGGGTGCAATTAAAACAGACGGAACTCTGTGGTCATGGGGAGAGGGAAGCACTGGTCAGCTAGGCTTAAATGAAAAAGTAGACCGCTCTTCACCCGTTCAGGTTGGCTCGGAAACAAATTGGCTTAGAATATCGATGGGCCACAACTCTGTTCTTGTTTCTGAAGGCGAACAAGGTTAATAGGTAAGCATTATGCCACAATGGAAAAAATGGTCAGGTAACTGGACGGCCACACAGCAAATGCAAGCCAGAGGCGGTAATCTTTGGCCTGCGGCTCCGGGCGCTCCAACCATTGGTACAGCAACAGCGGGTAATGCGTCTGCGGATGTTGCATTTACTGCGCCTACAGACACTGGTCAGCCTACCACTTTGACTTTCACCGCGACCTCTAATCCAGAGGGCCGCACTGCTACAGGAAGCTCTTCTCCTCTGACTGTAACTGGTCTTACCAACGGCACAGCTTATACCTTTACGGTTACAGCAACTAACGACACAGGAACTGGCCCAGCGAGTGCTGCAAGTAATAGCGTTACGCCAGTAGCGGCAGGGGAAATTTACACTTGGGGAGATAATGGACAAGGGGAGCTTGCTCAGAATATATCCCAAACAACGGATCGCTCTTCTCCTGTACAGGTCGGTTCAAGAACTGACTGGACTGTGGTAGACCTTGGTCAGCAGTCTTGGTATGGCATAGGTGATTCGGGCAAATTATTTTCAGCCGGAAGAAATGACCATGGACAACTTGGACTGAGCATCCCAACAAATACTTATCGCTCTTCTCCCGTTCAAGTCGGCGCTTTAACCACTTGGGACAAGGTTTCTGGTGGTTATACCGACTGCGGAGCGGTTAAGACAGACGGCACGTTATGGATGTGGGGCAGCAATTCCAATGGTCAACTAGGGCTAAACGATGGTGTAAAACGCTCTTCCCCTGTTCAGGTGGGAACTAATACTGATTGGGCGCTTGTGAGTGTAGGTTACTACGAAATAGCACATGCCATAACTACAGACGGTAAGTTGTACGGTATGGGTTACAATGCCACGGGTAATATTGGAAGTGGCAATAGAGTAAACACAAGTTCTCCCGTACAGGTTGGAACAGACACCAACTGGAGCATTGTTGACAGTAGCGCATACAGTTGCTTAGCAATTAGAACTGATGGAACTCTCTGGGGATGGGGGAGAAATAACGCTGGCTCAGTAGGAGATGGAACCAAAATCGCACGTTCCTCTCCTGTGCAAATAGGCTCAAGCACTGGATGGACAGATTGCTCTACAGGAAGCACAAATTCTGCTGCAATAGACAGCGGCAAGCTTTTTACTTGGGGTAATAACTCTAGTGGTGTAAATGGAAGAGAAAATAGCACTCCGTGTTCCTCTCCAATACAGGTTGGTGCTTTGACTAATTGGTCTAAAGTAGAAACAAGGTTTGATACCTGTATTGCCTTGAAAACGGACGGAACTCTGTGGATTTGGGGGGTAAACGATAGTGGAAAACTTGGCCAAAACCAAAATATATCTGAGTTAGGTGCCCTTTCATCACCTACTCAAGTTGGCTCTCTTACAACTTGGACAACTGACTCTGTTGCGCTAGGTCAGAAACATGTGGCGGCTATAAAGAGTTAATGAAAAAGATATATTTCTTAGCAGGATTACCTCGCTCCGGTTCCACGGTACTGGCTGCATTGCTGCAACAGCATCCAGAGCTACACGCTACATCGACCTCTGGATTGCTTGACCTGTTGATGGGTACTTTAGGTGCGTGGTCAGACTCTTTAGGCGAGCAGTCCAGCGCGAGAGAAGATAAGTCTAAAGACGCAGAAATACAAAAAATACTGCAAAGCATCTGTCTTACCAAGTATGAGGGCATTGATAAGAAAATTATCTTAGATAAGCATAGAGGTTGGCCCGCCCCTATGAACCTTAGAACAATGGAAAAGGTTTTGAGGCATCCTCCAAAAATAGTTGCGACAGTTCGTAATGTGGAGGACTGTGTGGCCTCTATGGTAAGAGTCGTTAAACCACATGACCTTACGGAATTTTGCCGTCACTCTGACTTAGTTGACCACATAAAATCGTCTTATCAGTGCCTTCAAACAGGATACTCTGCTTATCCTGAGTGCATTCATTTCGTTGAATACGATGACTTGGTAGACAACCCTGTAGAGACTCTGAGGAAGGTAGAGCAGTTTTTAGAGCTTGATCCGCATGAATACGACACAAATGCTATAGACGGTAAAGACCTTCAAGAGAAGGACGAAGAGGTATGGAAAGTACCCGGACTGCATGATGTTGCGCCAAAACTAGGCAGACAGCACAACGAGTCTTCCGAAGATGTTTTGCAGCACATGTACAGAGGTTTTGTACAGCCCAGATTTTGGCGTGATGAGCATACAACTAATCTTCCGATACACAAGTTAGATGTCATGTTGGCTACAGGGCTGATGGGTAACCTTGATGAAGCCGCCAAGATTGGTGACGAGCTAGGATTCAAAGAACCTCTCAATGACCGCGCCGCATTCAATCGTGGCTGGTATGAGATGCGTAGAGGCAATCTTCTGGACGGCCACAAGCTGATGTTCCGTGGCAGATACGAAGAGGTGTTTGGCAACAAACCTCCGGAAAGCCCTATGCCTATGTGGGACGGTAAGAGCAAAGGCACCATACTTCTTAATATGGAAGGCGGTCTGGGTGACCAGATACACGGCGCGAGCATGATCCGTTATATGGTCGCTAAAGGCTGCGATGTAATCGTAGCTTGCTCTGGCTCTCTGGCCTACTTGTTCCGCGACATACCCGGAGTCCGAGCTGTGGTGCAGTCAGATGCTGCATTCGGCGTTGTACATGACTTCTGGGTTCCGGCTATGTCGGCTGTGATACCGCTACAGCTACAGTATGGTGATGTCGATGGCTCTGCCTACATTACGAGGCCAGAGACCATACGCGGAGCCAAGATGCGTATTGGCCTCAGATGGCAGGGCAACCCAGAGTTTGAACACGAGCAGCACAGGCTGTTCCCATCAGAGCTACTGTTCAATGCAGTAAAAGACTTTGACGCAGAATTTATATCTTTACAGCGTGACGAAGGGGCAGAGCATCGTCCCGATTGGGTAAAGGAAGTCCCGTTAAATCACTGGGGTGAAACGCAACATGCCGTAGCCTCCTGCGATCTGGTGATTACGTCTTGTACTTCTGTTGCTCACTTGTCAGCAGCAATGGGAGTACAGACGTGGATCGTGGTGCCTATCCTTCCGTATTACCTCTGGGCAAAGTCAGGCGATAAAACGGAGTGGTATAATAGCGTTACGTTGTTTAGACAAGAAGTATATGGCGACTGGAACGCCCCATTCCAGAAGATACAGAAACAACTGATAAAACTAGGAGATACCGATGCCGACTCAAACAGGCTTTTGGATTCAAGTAAAGAACGGCGAAGTCAAGCAGGTTTGGGATTATAAGCCAGACCCTGCTCGTATGGCTGAAGAAGGTGGCTGGAGAGCCGCGTCTGAGGTCAAGCCAGACATTACTGATAACCGCGAAATCATCACTACGCACAGCTTTGATCTGGATGCAGACCCTGCACAGATCGTGTGGGCTAAGCGTGATCTTACAGTTGACGAGCGCAAGGGTGTGCTGATTGCTGCGGCAAAGCAGACTTTTCAGAATGTGGTTGACGCAGAAACTGCCAAGCAACTGGATGACGATGATTCGACTACTTATGACGCGAGTGCTGTATCCACAGCGCAGACTACGCTGACTAACCGTCTTGCTGCAATCAATGCTGCAACTACGCATGATGATGTAGACGCTCTCTAAGGAGTTGACCGATGTCTGAGAGATACCCCGGCGGTCTGATCCGCAAAACGGCACCGACTGTTACTGGCCCTACAGATGGCGAGGGTGGCAGCGCGTCTGGCGTATGGAAACTTGAAGATGTCGGTTACTACGAAGAGGAGGGCGGTTGGCCTAAGAGGACATTACCCAGAGAGCTTTATTCTTGGGGAGACAACTCTGAGGGACAGCTTGGTCAAAATACAGCTACTACGGCTGATCTCTCCTCTCCCGTTCAGGTTGGCGCTCTTACTGATTGGAGTTCCATCGGGGCAGCGAAACTTTTTGTCACGGCCATAACCACAACGAATAAGCTCTTTTCTTGGGGTAACAACACCAGCTACGGAATGTTGGGTTTAGGGGACACAGTTGATCGCTCCTCTCCTGTGCAAGTTGGCGCTTTGACTAATTGGGAACAGACTTCCGGTGGTAATGAAACGTGTATGGCCGTCAAAACAGATAACACTTTGTGGTTCTGGGGCAGGAATGCGTGGGGCCAGAGAGGAAATAGCACGACCACCGGAGACACAAACTCACCTGTTCAAGTCGGTTCGGATACTGATTGGGCTTCTGTTTCTACCTTTGGCAACAGCGTCGTTGCGGTAAAAACAAACGGAGAGTTGTACTCTTGGGGACTAAACAGTGACGGCAATCTAGGGCATAACGACAGAGTTCATCGTTCTTCTCCTGTTCAGATAGGATCATTAAGCACTTGGTCGAAGGCGGTTTGTGGTAGTTCTGCTATGTTAGCAATTAAGACCGATGGCACTTTGTGGGCTTGGGGTCAACAACAATTTGATGGAAAACTGGGCGATAACTCAAAAATAAATAGGTCTTCTCCGGTTCAAATAGGTTCGCTTACAAACTGGAGTTCCGTGGATATGTCTAGGCACTCTGCGGCAATTAAAACTGATGGTACGCTTTGGACGTGGGGTTCAGCCGATGAGGGACAGCTAGGCCATAACAATACTTCCAGACGCTCTTCTCCCGTTCAGGTAGGTAGTTTAAGCACTTGGCTTCAAGTTAGCACAGGTCATTATAACTGCTTTTCTGTCAGAACAGATGGCACGGCGTGGTCTTGGGGAAATAATACGTCTGGCAGCTTGGGGCTAGGTGATACGGTGAACAAAAGTTCACCTGTTCAGATAGGCTCAAATACAGATTGGAACTCTGTAGTAGGCAGCGATGGCAACACCTCACAGATGGCTGCATACGGAATTACTAAAGGCTCTTAATGGATTCTCTTTTTTATAATTACGACTTGGCAGTCGAAACTGCCTACATAATAAGAGTTAAAGGCCACGAAGAATCAGAGCAGAAAGCAAAGAAGTGCAGCGATTCCTGCGACAAGGTGGGCCAGAAGTGGGAATACTGGGATGCTTATGATGGCATCAGTGGTGAGCTAAAAAAGCCTGAACACCACAACGTGATAATGGACTGCATCAAGGTGCTGGATCATTACGCGACAAGAGGAGAAGTAGCGTGTGCTTTGTCTCACATAAGTCTGTGGGCGAAGTGTGTCATAGAGGATAAGCCACTGGTCGTGTTAGAGCATGATTCAGTAATGGTGCAGCCTTACATACAACACGCTGTATTCAACTCGATATGCTACTTAGGTAGCCACGAACAAGTTAAACAGGGATGGCAGGTATTACCAACGCCACCTCATGCAAGCGAAGGGCCGAACTACCATTTTATTTGTCGCGCCCACGCCTATGCCATAGACCCAGCAGTGGCAAAGAATATGCTGGCGCACGTTATAAAATACGGGATTAACGCCCCGCTTGACATTTTGCTTAGGGCAGACGTTTTCCCAATACATCAGATGGGCATCTACGCCTACAATGATTGGGACGGGGACAAGACGAATACGACCATCAAGGGCCGACCGTTGGAAGGTCGCACCACTAAGCGAAATGACAAACTAGAGGACTGATATGACAAAACCATTTGTAGTGTTACTGACTGGATTGCCCGGAAGCGGCAAGAGTACGTTGGCAGAGAAGCTGGTTAAGAAGTACGGCGGCTCACACATAAATGCTGATGAGGTCAGAGCAGCAGCAAATGACTGGGACTTTTCTACCGAGGGACGCAGGCGACAGTTTGAGCGCATGAGAGCGTCTACAGAGGGTAAAGAGGGCTTTGTCTTTCTGGACTTTGTTTGCCCTGTAAACGAGTGGCGTGACGAGATGGGTGCAGACCTGATCGTCTGGATGGACACCATACAGATTTCCCGATACGAGGACACCAACAAGGCGTTTGAGCGTCCTGTTAACTACGACCTGCGTATCACCAGCTTTGACGAGGACATGCTCAGTCTGTTCGATGACAAGCTGAACAAGTTTGATTATCAGGCTCCTACGGTGCAGATGCTTGGACGATGGCAGCCTTGGCACGATGGGCATACCGCGTTGTTTGAACGCGCTATATCCAAGACAGGTCAGGTGGCGATTATGATTCGTGACCTAGACGACAAAGACAATCCATTCTCTGTGGCGGAAGTGACTGCCAATATAGAGAAGGGGCTTGGTGCAAAAGGCTGGAAGCTGAACAAGGACTACATTGTCCTGCATGTGCCAAATATCGTGGACATCAGCTACGGCAGAAAGGTCGGCTATACGTTTACTGAGCATGATCTGGGCGAAGAGATACACCAGATTAGCGCCACTAAGATTCGCAAGAAGATGGGATTGTGATACCCAAAAAGATACATCTGACATGGAAGGATAAAGACCTTCTTGAGAGCAGCAGTCCGATTGTATCCGAAGGGGTGCGAAAACTTATTGACCTTAATCCTGACTGGTCAGCAGTAATACATGACGATGAAGACGTTGATAATTATCTGAGAGAAAAGCTTGGCAGTGATTACTCTCTGATTGCCAACGCCCACGTTGTGCAGAAGAGCGATCTTTGGAGGCTTGTCCTTTTGTTTGAAGAGGGCGGTCTGTACATAGATATAGACAGGTTTATTGATACGCCTCTCAATGACCTGCTGGAGCCAAACGTGCAGTGGGTTTTGCCTACATGCCGCGATTATGATTTTTCGCATGATTTCATGATGACCGCGCCGCAGAATCCTGCATATCAGATTGCTGCCAACCTTTATCTGCAAAGGCTAAAGGAGGGTCATAACAGCATTTATTTTCTTGGCCCTCAGACGTACATGCATGCAATTACCTTGGCGATAACTGGGAACATGATTAACACAGACCCCGGAAAAGAGGTTTTTGACAGGATTAGAGAACAGATATCCAACTCAGGATTTATGAGTACCTATCGAGAAGACCCTCCTTACAATACTATTGTGTACCGTAACGGTGGGCTTAACCTAGATTGGGAGCAAGAGAAGCGAAAGTTTTATGCCGATTCAGGCTTAAAGCACTGGTCAGGCGATTGGTAAGAGTATGAGCAGTGATTCACGTTTTTGTTTTGATAATGACGATAGGTGGTGTCGAAGTAGCCAACGACGATTGTCGTGAGGCGATGTGCTTTCGCAGCATAGATACCTGTAATAGCTTTGCCGCAAAACTAAGACAGCGAGGTTCACCCAGCACCTCCTCAGCAATCACAGCATACTGCAAGCCAATGTTAGTAGACCCAACGCAAGACGGGGTGAAAATCTACTAATGGCCGCAGAGATCGTAGCAGCAGTACAAATATGCGCCTCTGCCTATCGCTTTATGAAAACAGCGGTAAACGAAGGCAGAGAACTGGGCGACATGACCAGAGCTTTGAGTAAGTTCTGGGACGCTCGTGAAGAGGTTAGTGTGCTTGAGCAGCAGGCCACAAATCCCAGCAAAATACAGCAGCTATTTGGCGGCAAGTCGATTGAAAGCCAAGCGTTAGAAATAACTCTTCAAAAGAAAAAAGCTGAACAGCTAGAGAAAGAACTAAAAGACCTCTTTTACTGGACGGGCAACGCTAATCTCTGGCATGACATGATTAAAGAACGATCTAGGATACGGAATATGCGTATTGCCGAGGCCAGATCGAAGGCCCAATCAAAAGCGGCAATGATTGATATTGCGGCAATACTTGGAACATTTGCAGTGATTTTTGTAGTGGTTATGGCAATCACTAGCGTAGCGGTTGAATGATGGAATTTCAGACAGGATTCAATATATTTCTTGGCATAGTCAGCTTTGGTGGCGGATGGTTGGTCAATCGCGTTTTTGTTCTGTTAGACAGAATGGACTCTGATATGAAGCAGATACCAGAAAAGTATGTAGCTAAGGATGACTACCGAGAAGACATCCGAGACATAAAGGAAATGCTGGGCGCAATATTTAAGAGACTAGAAAACAAGGCTGATAAATGACGATGAACACTAACGTGTTAAACACTGCCTGCACTTGGGCCATGAAGGCGTATAACAAAAAGAACAAAAACGCTATAAAGATTGAGGGCGGTTGGACTGGGGCTGCGGCATATTTTGCCAAGCGTCAAAACATGGACATCCTTGCGTTCCGAGGAACAGAAAAAGACATAAACGATATTATAGCTGACATAACAGCAATACCCGTACCCTACGCAGGCAGGGTGTGCCACGCCGGATTTGTCATACAGCATGCTTCAGTGTGGAAAGAAATACTTACTCATA